TTACCGCGCGCAAGTTGCAATGCACCCTGCGTGCGATGTTGTTGTGCACCCGATGATGCACCCTGTGCTCGGGCCGATCCCCCGGCCGGGTACCGACCCCCTCACACATGGAAACGTCGGGATCAGTTTCACCGCGAAACGTTCCCTGTTGCTGGCTCATCCGTTTATAGCGGGGCCGCCGCGCACAGCAGCAATCGAGGATTACGAGCTGCTCAGGCGGTTCGCTGATAGCGGTAAGATTATAATGGTGATGGCACAGCAGATCGCGTATTTGGTAAAGCCGGAGGAGCACAGATGGCCGTCGTAAACGGGTACATCACAATCGATGAAGCGACCGCGTATATCGGGCGGAATGAAACTTCCGACCCGACCGAACTTGATGAAGTAATCACTTCCGCTTCGCGGTTAATTGACGGCTATTGTGGGCGACATTTTTATCAGGTAGCGGCGACACGATATTTTGATTCGCGAAACCTGACCGAGGTTGAACTCGGACCGTTTAACGATCTCGTGTCGCTCAGCTCTTTCACTTTTGACTACTCCGGCTCAGGGGTTTACGGGACAGAAGTTTCCGCGGCGGGGTATCAGCTCCAACCCGTTGGCGCTGCGAGCGACGCGCCAGTAGCGCGGCCGTTCACAAAGATTCGGGTGTTGCAGGGGTTGCAACTCCCGCAGCTACCAACACCTTCGGGGCGTGAAGGTTTGATCAAACTTGTTGCCGTGTGGGGGTGGCCTGAAGTGCCTGTGGATGTGAAGCAGGCCACGAAAATTCTTGTGGCTGAAGTTGCGAAACTCGCGGACGCTCCTTTGGGTGTCGCCGGGTTTGGCGAGTTTGGTGTGGTGCGTGTGCAGAAGCAGATGTCCGCGCGGGCGCAGCAGCTTCTGCAACCATACCGTCATCCCGGAAACATCGGTATCGCCTAATGGGTACCATCGCGGATGTGCGCGCAGGTGTGCAAACCGTTCTGGCTGACGCGTTGCAAGGTGTGACCGTTCACCGCTTCCCGGCGGATAATGTGGACGGCCCGACGATCATGGTCGCAGGTTTCCGCATCGACGCTGGATCATTCGGTGATGACACCGTGCGTTTCGAAGCAGAGCTTTATGTGATCGTCTCGAGGCGGCATATTGACCAGATGGAACTCTTGGACACTTTGCTTTCACCCGGCTCGGGGTTTTCAATTTGGGACGCGATTGATGACAACCCGACGCTCGGCGCGACAGTGGCGTTTTGTTCGGTTGAATCGGCGGGGGAATACAGGCAGATGATGATCGGCGAGGTACCGTATTTCGCTGCGACAGTTGTTTTGCGTGGGATGATCTGATGGGTACTAGCACAAGTGTAATGGAATTCGCGATCAAGATTGATAAATTCGCTAAGGTGCAGGGGCGTGCGAACCGTGACGCGACGCAGGCCGCAGCGCAGGTATACAAAGACCGGATTCTTGCAAATTTAGCTAAAGACGTTGGCGCAGATTTGCGGATGTCACGATGGGGAGCTAAAGGGCAACGCTCTTCTGGTGGCATAAAACTCGGTGTTGGTTACCAGGTGCGCGGTTACGAACATGCGACCGCGTTGATCAAAGCTAAACCCGCTGGGGTTTGGAAAGTTTTAGAACACGGAGCGGCCGCTCATAGTGTGAAACCAAAAAAGCGTCGGGGTGCGCGTACGGCGATGATCGGCAGCGGTTACGCTCACCCTGTTTCACATGAGATTATGATTCCGCAAACTAGAGGCAAACGCACATTTAGTATTGCTGCGAAAACTGCGGAGCGCCCAGCGGTGGAAGTATTTCAGGTCGCGCATGCCCGTTCTGTGCGCAAACAAATTACCTGATGCGCGCGCTTGTCGTGAACCCCGGCCCAAATTTCTCGGTCGCAGATGTTGCGCGCGGTTGGGTGGGCGGGCTCACACAGCTTGGTGTTGAGGTGCGAACTTTTGAGCTAGATAAACTCTTAGATTATTTTGCGTACGCGTACGCTGATCGCGATGGGCAGATCGTGAAAGCTCACACGGAAGATGAAGCGATCCAGCTGGCGGCGGGGCAGATCAAAGCGGCTTGCTACGATTGGTGGCCCGATCTGATCATCGTGGTATCCGGGTTTTTTATGTACCCGGAGCTTGTGCAGATCATGCGCGCGAGACACACTGCGGTCGTTTTGGTGTGCACGGAGTCGCCTTATGAGGATTCAACGCAACTTCTGAAAGCACCTTTTTATGATGCGGTTGTGTTGAACGATCCGACGAACCTTGAAAAGTTTGAGCAGGTTGTTGAGGGCCCGTGCATGTATTTGCCGCATTGCTATGACCCCCAAATCCATTACCGGGGTGCATCGAAACATCGGAGTGATGTCGCGTTTGTTGGCACAGGGTACGAATCTCGCCAACAGTTTTTGCTGCAAGTAGATTTTGGTGGTATTGATCTTTCGTTGGGTGGGAACTGGAAAGGAGCGCCGCCTGAGCTCACAAAATTTGTGGGCCATGATTTGGATGATTGTGTGGATAATGCGGAGGCGGCGGAGGTTTACCGTGGGACTCGCGCAAGTTTTAATTTGTACCGGGTTGAGAACAACGGTTCGCTGGCGGATCGGGCTGATGGTTGGGCTATGGGCCCGCGTGAGGTTGAGCTAGCGCGTTGCGGCACCTGGTTCGCACGCCAATCAAGGCCGGAATCAGACAGCGTCTTTCCTATGCTCCCCGCGTTTGAAAGCCCTGAAGAGCTGGGTGATCAGCTCCGCTGGGCGTTAGCAAATGAGGGTGCGGCTAAACTTGCAAGTGAGAAAGCTTTTCACGCGGTCGCCGATCGCACGTTTGATCAAAATGCTTTAAGGCTGTTGCAGGCTTTGAAGTTCTAGCATGGAAGGGGCCCTCATGGCTTCACCGATAACAGGCCGCAATGGTCGCTTTTATATTGATTCAAGTGCGGCCGCTTCAGGCTCGGCAGCACCGGTAGCAAACCTGAACACTTTCAGCGTGAACCAGACCTCGGACCGCACCGAGGTAACAGCTTTTGGTGATACCACCAAAACTTATGTCGCTGGTGTGAAAGACGCACAAGGCGATTTCGCGGGGTTCTGGGATGCCGCAGGCGACCTCACCCGGTACGTTTCCGATGGTGTAGCGCGCAAATTTTATCTATACATGCAGGCCGGTTCCTCGCACGTCGGAACCTACTTTTTTGGTACCGCAACTTTCGATATATCACTTTCACAAGGTGTGGGTGGAGCGTCTGAAGTTTCGGGTTCGTGGGCTGCTGCGACATCCGTCGGATACATCCAGGGTTAGCGGGTGGCTACCGAATGGGCGGTTACTACACCAGCAGGCGAAGTACGTTTATCGGACCTCACACTTGATGTGCTCATCCAGCTCGAAGAGCAGACCGGTGTGGAATGGTGGAGCATCGCAGCTCACCCTTTCCGCAAAGCAATTATTGCGCAGTCTGTTTATCTGGCGTGTTGTGAGCACATTGAGTGTGAACCGAAAAAGCTTGTGTTGCGCGACCTTGTCGAAATTTTTGTGCAGGTTGAGGATGATCTGCCAACGATGTTTGAAGGTGGAATCCCAAAATTGGTGGGCGAGTCGGAGACGACTGGGTAGTTTGGGCTGCGCAAAGATACTCCTGGCCGCCCTCGGTTACGCGTAAGCAGTCGTTGCGTGATCTTCAGCTTCTGAATGAGAGTAGTAGGTGAAAAATGTTGGAGCGGTTGCAGATCCTGATTGATGCCGACGCGAAGGGTGCGCAACGCGAGCTTGAAAAGGTTGGGCGGACCGCGGAGAAAGAGCTTGGCAAAGTTGAGGGTTCGCTTGACCGCGCGTCGAAGCGGATGATTACTTTTGGTACCGGGATGGTCGTAGCGGGAGCGGTCGTCGCGGGAGGTTTGTTTAAAGCGATTGAGGCTTCTAATGAGGCTGAGCAGCAGACGCGTAAACTTTCTAATTCGATACAAAATTCTAGTAACGTTTTTTCAAAGAATGCTTCTTTGCTTCAGGATCAGGCGCACGCGTTGCAGCAGGTCACTACCGCTGATGGTGATGCGATCATCGGGATGGACGCGTTTTTGGTTTCGATGGGTTTGCAGGAGGCGCAGATCCTGAAGTTGAATCCGCTGCTTGTTGATCTTTCGCAGAAAGCGGGGGTTGATTTGGAGACCGCGGCGAAAGCCGCTGTGAAGGGCATTGATGGTTCGTCGAAGGCGTTAAAAACTTTGGGTGTTGAAATTGATCCGGCTCGTGCGAAGGCCGAGGGTTTTGATTATGTGTTGGGGCAGATTGCGAAATCTGCTGGCGGGTTCGCTGAGGGTGAAGGCAAAACTTTTAACGGCCAGATCGCTATTATGAAAAACAATTTGGGCGATATCGTCGAATCTGTTGGTGGTGGCGCTGCCGATGTTTTCGGTCCGATGATCGGCGGGATCGCTGGGCTTGCTGGCGCGGCTGGTGGCGCTAACCCGGCGATCGGTGAAACCGCCGGGAAGTTAGCGGCGTTTGGTTCTGTGGGAGCGGTTGTAGTAGGCAGCATGTCTCTGGTTTCTGGAACTCTTATTAAGATGCGGGGAAGTTTCACCGCGCTCGGCGATGATGGCACACGCTCAATGAACGCGATGGGCAAAGCCGCTGCGGGGTTCGGTGCAGCGTTAGCTACGCTCGCGATCTCCGATGTTGTGTTCGGGATGATGAACGACGGTTCTGGTGTTGCACAAGATTTTGCAGATGGTGTAAACAGACTGACGGTCGCTATGGCAAAAAATAACGATGTCGACGCGTTCGCATCGTTCAAAGATATTGTTGGCGCTGAGCAAAACACGATGAGAATCTCAAACGTCTGGGAGGAGTTCGGTGCAGAAGTTTTTGATGTGGGGAACAACATCAAAGCTGATGTTGAGCAGGTGCAGCGTGCGTTTAAAAGACTGGGCGAAGGCCAAGACGGTTTAGCTCAGCAAACAAAATATTTGGATTACCTGCAACTACAGACAGACTCTCTTGATAAAAATTCGCGCCAGTATTTGATCAATCAGGAATTTATTGATCGGAATCGGAATTCGTTAAAACTTGCTGGTGACGCCGCGTCGGCTACTGCTGGTTCCACGGGCGCTTTGGGCGAAGCGGTTGAGGCGCAGTCTGAGGCTTATGTTGCTGCGACAGACGCGGTCACTGTGTATAAGGATGGGATCAAATTGTTTGCGGATGCTGCGGGTGCTGCGACCGCGTCGGGGAAAGCGTTTTCGGATTCGATTGAGCGGAGTTCAAATTTTGATAACGCGATCTCCGGTGCAGCAGAACTCGGGGCAAACTTTTTAGGCTTCAAAGAATCCATAGCGGACCTCCCCAAAACGATTGATGTCACCACGCTTTCTTTGGGGGGTTATAACGAGAAGCAGACCGCAGCGGTTAAAGCTTTGGTTTCTGCGGGTGATGAAAACTCGAAGTATTTGGCGGGGCTTGTTGAGCAGGGTAAAGGCGCTGATGATGTGCGCGGTTCAGCGGAGCTTCTGCGGCAGAAGTATTTGGAGCAAGCTTCGCAGCTCGGGCTGAACGAGGAACAGACACGCCAGTACCTCGAAGTTTTGGGTTTGACCCCGGAGCAGGTGAATACTGCGATCAAGCTTTCTGAGATGGAGATGGCGGTTTTCAAAATTACCGCATACCAATCTTTGATTAATTCGACACCGCCGGAGCAGCTCACCCAGTTTAACGCTCAGCTCGCCGCGGGTGATGTGGTCGCAGCTCAAAGAACTTTGGATGATATCGCCCGCCGGCGGGTCGCTACGATTGATGTTAATTTGCCAAGCCCGCCAAACATCGGGCTGTTCGAACGCCTATCGAATCAGGATTTTAACAACAACGGGATCGTCGGGCGTGCTAAGGGCGGGCCGGTTACGGGCGGGCAACCGTATGTGGTGGGGGAGGTTGGCCCAGAGTTGTTTGTGCCTGCGACCTCGGGGCGGATCATTCCGAATAACAAAATTGGGGGCGGCGGGAGTGGCGGGCAGTTGGTTTCTGCGGGGGCTCAACACGTTTTTAATGTGACGGTCAACGCAGGGCTTAACGACCCTGCGGAAGTCGGGCGTAAAGTTGTTGAAGCTCTAGCGTCGTTCGAACGGCTGAACGGTTCGGGCTGGCGTAACTGATGGCGTTTCAGCCCCTTACGAAAGTAGGATCATGCCCACAGCATTAGTGCAAATCGGTACAGCGGTAGGTTCTGGGAGTTTGATCCTTGACGACGCAGCCGAGGGGCTGCTTGATACCGCCGTTTTGGGTGACGCGTTGGGGTATGTGTGGGCGGATATCACAGCGCATCTGCGGGCCGCGGATGGTATTAGCATCAACCGTGGGAGCACACGAAACCAGGGGCCCTATTTTCGGTATGAGGCGGGGCGGGCATCGTTTGTCGTTGATAACCGTGACGGCCTTTTTGACCCTTTCAATTTGGCTGGGACATATGTGGCGGGCGGCAAATCTTTACTCAGGCCGGGGCTGCCGGTGCGAATACAAGCAGATTATGAGGGCACCATTTTTACCCTGTTTGTGGGTTTCGTCGACGCGTGGGATGTAAGTTTTCCGGCTAACGCGTTTGATTCAATCGTGGACGTCACGGCGTATGATTCGGCGGGCGTGTTTGCTGCCGCTGATCAAGGTGCTGCGGGGGAGCAAGGAGCGGGTGAAAACGCGGGCGAAAGAATTAACCGTGTGCTTGATAACATCGGGTGGGACGAAGGTTTAAGAAACATCGAAGCGGGCACGACCGACGCGTTGCAACCAACGACGCTCGCTCAACCGGCGTGGACTGAGATGCTACTCACAGCAGACTCGGTCAACGGGTACCTTTTCGTTGATCGTTTCGGCGCGCCAACCTTTCAAAGCAGATCAAATTTCCCTCGGACACCGACCCAATTTTTTGGGACCGGAGGGAACCCGATCCGTAATCTGAAAATCAGTTCAGACGCAGATCAGGTTTTTAATGTCATCAAATTTGCTCGCACTGGTGGCAGCGTCCAAGTTGCTCAGGACGCTGTTTCTCAGGCGGAAAACCGGGTACGCGGGTACGCCCGATCCGACCTAATCGTAAATTCTGAGGATCAGGTTTCGGGGTCCGCTAATTATGTGCTTTCGCAGCACAAAGATCTGGTGCTACGCGTCGAGGGTTTCGACCCTGTGCTTTCAGACACGTCGGCCGCTGCACTGTGGGCGGATATGCTTCGCTTAGATATGCTTTCTAGGCATTCTTCATCGTTTATAACGACGGACGGGCGGGCGATCGTAGATGAAGGGCTGGTCCGTGGCCTTGCTTTGAAGATCACACCTTTTGATTGGCGGTGGACGATCTCTTCGGCGCAGGCACCTGACCCGCTCGGTTCGTTCACCCTTGATTCGGTGTTCGATGGTATTCTTGATACAGGTGTGCTAGCAGCTTTCTAAAAGCTTTTTGTCCAAACACGAAGGAGCCTGATGGCTAACAAGTTCAAAACTTTTACCGCTGGCGCTGTGCTCACGGCTGCGGATCAAAACACTTATCTGATGAATCAGGTAAATATTGTGTGTGACGCGGCTGCGGATTACCCTTCGGCACCGCTGGAAGGTATGACGGTTTACGATAAGGCTTTGGATCGTGAGCTGCGGTACACGGGTTCAAGCTGGGTGTTTGTTGATCTGCTTACGAAACCGCCGGGTTGTTTTGTGCGTTCTTCGGGCACGCAGTCGATTCCGAATAACGCGCAAACAGCCGTGAATTTTAGCGGTACTGAGATCCGGGATACCGATAGCTTTCACAGCACTTCTTTAAACCCGGAAAGGGTTACTATTCCTACGGGGATGGGCGGATTTTATCGGTGGGAGGGGACGGTTTCTTTTGCGGCTGGTACGGTCGGTACACGAATTTTATCTACCGGGTTTGGGGCTTCTGGCGCTGCTCTGACGTTTCAAACGGCGCTGCTGATGCAACCGGCCGTTTCTGGGCAAAACATGTTTTTGAGCGCGTCGGTTATCGTTTCTGCTGCCGCTGGCGACAACGTCGGGATGATGGTAAATCAGACCGAAGGGGCCGCGCTGAACGTGACCTCGGGTATTCTTTCGCTTACTTTTCTTTCTCCGCTATGAGGTGTGATGATGGCTGTTAGCACAAAAGATGAGTCAACCGTTTTTGTGAGGTTTCAGGGTGATGATTGGGTGTGGGATTGGGCGACGGTTGATTCGGTGGTCACGTAT